ACAAAAGCTCCAACTTCCATCCACTCATGTTCTTTGACAGAGATGGTGACAGAGGGCTTGTGCTCACACCAGTGACGCTGAAACACCAACCACAAACGCAAGTGCTCAATGGCTGTCAGACCATCACGCAACAAGGCTCCCTCTGGTGCTTTCTTAGGGAAGGTGAACACCATAGTTTGATCAGGCTTCATGACACAAGGCTCTGCTTGTACCCCTGCTGCCACTAAGTGTTGCGTAAGAGGGTCTTTAATGTCTCCACGTACTCGACGATAATAATAAGCAGCATGACGAGCGTGGATACCAGAAGCACTATCGGTAAGCTGACTAACAGTACCAGAAGGTTTAACACAAGTGATTGCAGCCGACTGAGGAATGCCAAGCTGTTCTGCCAAGAGTTGGTTTGTTGCGATACAGACATTCTTAATTTGCTCCAAGAGAACACCAACACCCATATCATTAGGGTTGTTAAGGCGAGGGTTGTCCATAATGCCTGTCATTGATACACCCAACAGACGCTCTTCTTCTGTGTTCTTCTGCCACACCTTACGTAGGTATGGGAAGTGTGTCAATGTGCTCTGGAATGTACCTAAGATTGTGGCTAAACGTGCTTTACGTTTCAAGCTATCCACGGTGTCATCAGAACGCACAACAATCTCTGACAAGTTACAGAACTGGTAGGGACGCAGAATGATTTCAGAGCAAGGGTTTGTTCCGAAGTCAAAGTCTGGGTTACGTCTACCGTTCTTCTTCACGATGTTCTTGGCAGCTTCACGATTGAAGACACCACGTTCACCACTCTTGCTCTCGTACAGGCTAGTCCATTCCTGCATGAAGATGCCCATGTCAGGACGCTCTGTGTAGCAAGCACTGTTGTTAGCCAATGCACGTTGTCCATCCTTCTCCCACCATGCACCACTCTTAGCATGACGCATACGGTCATCAGACAAGTTGGACAAGCTAATCATAGCACTGCGACGAACACCACCAACGACAACAACCTCACCAATCTTACACATGATGTCATGGCACTCAAGGCTGTTGAGCTTACGTCCCTTGGCATTCTTGAAGATGTTGGTTACAAAAGCAAACAACTCCTTCAAAGGCTCAGGGCCACTAGCACGTCCACCAAACACCTTCAAACGAGCACCAGCAGGACGCACCTTAGATACATCAAACTTAGGAATCTCACCTGAGTAGAGCAAGGCAATGCATTGACGCAGAGCTTTAGCCCAGCCTTCTTTGCTGTCTGCCACTACGATAGTGGTATCACTATTGAAGAGTTGTTCTGGAATCTCAGGAAGCTTTTGTATAAACTGACGTTCAACAGAAAAGCCCACACCAGTACCACACAGAAGAATATACATAGCCTCATCGAAGGACTTAGGGTCATCCACAGGAAGATAAGAGCAGTTATACCCAGCAGTGTTATCACGTTCCAAAGCCTTTCCAGCAGTCATTACGCTACGCATAGAAGGCATAACTTCCATGTTGTAGATGGCATCATACAGTTCTTTGTACAAGTCACTGCCCATAGTGAAGCTGTGTTCTTTCTCCAAGTGCTGTGACATAAAGTCTAAGTAGCGACCAACTGTCTCATCCCAATTCTCTCGACGTTGTTCATCATCCAAGTAACGAGCATAGCGACTCTTAGCAATATACTGCTCATAACTTCCCATATATTTCTTCATTCAAGTTCCTTTTCTATTTTATCAGCTTTATCTTCTATTACATCCATAAATCTATCAACAAGGTCATCACTGCTAATGTCCAACAGTTCTAATATTGTAACACAATCTTCCCTTCTTAGCAAGTCTGCAATGTCATACAACGTGAGGCTCATGAGTAAGTCTCACGTAAGTAGTTGAGGCTAACAGGCAGCTCATCAAAGCTTCCTTCAACAACCTCATTGAACATCCACACACCAGACCAAGAGCCATTGGTTTGAGGGGTTAAATACTTCTCATCATGTTGGTAGCAGATGCCAGCAAACAAGCCTGTCATACGCTTACCATCAGCCCTACGAGCATAGGCAATGCCCCTGTCCTGCACATGCCCCATGACACAGCTCATGTGCTTCTTAGCCAGCATCAACGAAGGCGAGCTGACAGGCCTTCCCATAACGCCAGAGGTAAAGTAATGACAGTAAGCAATACCGTCCAGAATAACAGGCTGAAGAAAATCATAACACTCCCAACCATAAGCAGCGAGGTTAAGGTCATGATAACCAATGAGGCCATCCAGTTTTCTATCGCTCTCGATAGCTCTTTGAATACGTTCTTCATGGTTTCCAAGTAGAAAAACAAGACGTGGGTTCCACTGCTTCTCTTTATTTCTTTTAAGACGCTGTTGTTCAGCTTTAATCGGAGACAGAAGAAGTTCCATTCCAGAACGCCCTGCCTCAATATCTGCTTGATATGTTCTACCTTCAAAGCTTTTCTTCCCTACATCATAGATTGAAAGACTTGGCATATCCCAATGATCGCCAAGGTGAATGATAACATCTGGTTTCTTTTCTGCTGCATACTTGCCAACCCATTCCAGATGTTCAAGAGAGACCCCGGGTTTGCATTGGGTGTCAGGAATAACTAAGTGTCTCATTGGTCTTTAAACAAGTCCATTTGTTTATCTTCTTCCCACTTAGTCATTGGGTCTTCAAAGAATTTATCAAACTGTTCTTCAACATTGTATTGATACACATTGGTCAAGAAACGAGCAAAGGCTCGCATCACATCAACCCATCGTGCCTCTTCAGAGAATGTGGCATACTGTGTCAAGATGGTGTCTGGTGTTTCGTTCCATTCAACAGTATCTTTATACCCTTTTGTTTCCACATGAAACATGTAACGTGTTTTTTCGTTGTCCATATTAGTCCTTAATTGAGGGGAATAGTTCTTTAATCACATCACGACACTGCTCAGCAATGAGGCGATGCTCCTTTTGTGTTGCTTTATCACAACGAATGTCGATGTAATGTAGCCAGCTACGCAGAGTTCCATTCATGTACATGGTACTTTCTGTCAGTCCTTCTGGCAGCACCTTACGTGCTGTCTCTTTTGCAATACCTCTGTCTAAGGCAAGTCGATACAAAAGAGAAGACTCACGAATCATACGTTCTTGAATGTCCTTCCACCAGTCTTGTGTCAGAACATCATCAGTCTCAAGACTGTTCTGTCTGTTCTTCTCATCTTGAAGACGAGCCTCTGATGAAACAAAGCTGTTGGCAAAGGCATACCGCTGACTAAACTCTTGGAAGCTAAAGCTCCTGTGTCTCAATATCTGTCTGGCAATGTCACGTGTTGTCACAATTTCCATACAAACATTCACCATCTCAAAGGGACTCCAATGCTTATTATCTATCAGATATTTAATAAGCTTAGGAGCAGTGGCTGTGTTGTGTTTGTTGTCTGGATTTGATACACGAGCCATCTCTGTGATGAGAGCTTCACCGTTTGGTGTTGCCCATACAAGTCTAACTCCCATTTGTTTCCTCTGGCACTGCCAACTTATTTCCTTGAGCAATGGCTTCTTTCAGTAGAGCCATAAAGCCATAACGCAGGAGAGCTTCTTTGCCTTCCTTGTCTGCCTCGAAGTGGCAATCTGCTGAGCCATCTTCATTCTCATTAAACATTGTCACTGAGATATTCATGTTTCAAAACTCCTTACAACATGTGGTTCATCATAACTACCAATGACAGGGAACACTTCTGCTTTATTGATTCGCATCTCAATTCGTTCATCAGCATCCTTGAAAGAATCCACCATAAATTCCCCTGCTGCTTCTTTAATTGCAGCCTTAGCTTCTTCTTTGTTCCGAGCTAAGACACATTGCAAGCCTCCATATTCACTACTAGGAAATGGAACCCAATAGTTAACAAGGTACATATACCACTGCTCATTCGTATTTGGGTCTACGTTTTCTGGCAGAGGAGTTTTCCTTGGTCTTCCCATATTCTTTCCTTTCTTCTTTCTCTAAAGCTGTCTTGTTTGAATGGCATGGTTTGCACAGCACCTGTAAGTTTTCCTTCTCACAGAACATTCTACCTATGTATGTTTCCCAATCAACAAAGCCTGTCCTTGGGTCAACAACAGGGAAGATGTGGTCAACCTGTACATCAGAGGCAATGAAGTGTCTTGAGCAGTGAGCACAAGAGTAATGCATTGCCATCTTGTTTGTCTTCTTGTTAACCTTCCTACCTATGTATGCTGCCTTCAAAGCCTTAAACTTAGGAGGCCATCTACGTGTAGCTGTTCTTAAAGCAGAAACAACAAAGCTTCTAAACCTTGCTGCTGTCCATTCATTGTCGTTATACCTTTGTTCTGTACCACTGACAGAGGAGGTTTCCGAATCCTTCAACTTCTTTTTCATCGTGGCTTGTTTCTCCCATTGTAAATTTGATTGCATGTACAAGCTCGTGAAAGAAGGTTGCTCTTGTTGCTTGGTCGTTCATGTTAGAACGAATAATGATTTCATATTTACCCGGGTCACATGTACCAAAGTCTTGAAACTCATCAACGTAAACTACTTTCCACTCGCATCCTCCGAGCCAGAAACTGGAGGGAACCACATCTGTTCTGGGAATCGCCTTAGCCATAATAAAAGTCCATTCTCTTTAACTCGTTCTTCGCCCAGAGCCTCCAAGCAAACGGCAAGCATCTCGCTTTCTGTCTTGGCTTTGGCAAGCATCTTGGTTGCTTTCACATCCCCCACTCCCTTGATACCCACAATGTTGTCTGCTCTGTCGCCTGTCAACATTTGCTTGTAGAAGAAGCGGAGTCCTTGTTCCTCTGAGACATAGTACTTGTCTTGCTTCACAAAATTGTAATGCCATCCTGCCACCTGATTGAAGTCTTTGTCTACTGAAACAATGATGCAATCCTCTTGAAGCTCTGTTGCCCTAATTGCTATCAGGTCATCAGCCTCCTCATCAATGCTCATCTTTGCTCCCCATGCGGTAACTAGGTAGTTACGTAGCATCTCTAAATGCGCTGGCTTCTCTTGTATTCTGTTCCCTTTGTAAGGGGCAGTGACAGCTATGTCTTTCCTAAAGTTTGTCTTCCCTGTCAGGAACACTTCCCAATTCTCAAGACCTAGCTGTGTCATAAGGATGTCCTCAAGAAAGTTAGCCATCGTTGTAATGGCTTGGCTTTCTGAGTCATCCTTACAAGAGAAGGCAATGCGATAGCACATCACATCACCATCTACTAATGCAATCACAGCACTACTTCTGCTTCTTCTTCTTGAACAACAGCAGGAGACACCAGCTCTTTGATACGCAGAGCAGGGTTGTCCTTGCTGTGCAGCAGAGAGGGAGCATTACCATGCATAGCTGACATCTTGTGTGTGTAGCTACTGATGGTTGCTTCTGCAACAGTGCCGTTGCCAATCAAGTCAGGAGAGACAATACCATTCTTCTCATCAATAGCCTTGATAGCATAGTTGCTCTTAACGATGATGTACTTACCACGTCCATACTTGTCATCAGCTTTCTCTTTCACCTTAACACCAAGCTCTGATGTAAGGCGTTGTGCAATGGAATCACTCAGGCCACCGATACAAATCTCAAAGCGATTGTTATCTGCATTGAACTCCCGGTTAGGGACTTCCATGTGCTTAGCCCAGAACAATTTACCCACTACTTTTACTTGGTTCATACTTTTTCCTTTGTCTAAAAACAATATTATAACACATTTTTCAATGTGTGTCACGCCATGTCTTACCTATATTAAACTCACCAGTGACAGGACAACGCAAGCCAAGGATTTCTCCTGCCTCTTGTATGCTCTGCACTGCGAGTTGTCCTACAAGTTCGCCATCTTTTTCTTTTGTTTCAATCTGCCATTCATCATGGACATTTGCACAAAAGCCATACCAAACTTTGCTCTTCCTAAGCTTCTCATCTAACAAAACAAGAGCCTGTTTCATTACGATTGCGCCAGCTCCTTGCAATAGGCTATTAACCGCTGAGTGCTCTGAACGTACCCAAATTTTTCTACCATCCAGCCCCGGTACAAAGCCCTTGCTTGCATACTTGGATACGTTATTGCGTAATACCTTGAGGGCGGGAGTGTTGGAAAGAAAACTCTCGATAAGCTTCTGTCCATCACGAGCATTACCACCGACAATTTTACCAATCTTCTCTGCCCCTGCACCGTAGAGAAAGGCGTAGATGAACGTCTTCGCTTCATCCCTTGTCGCAATACCCGCTGCCTTTTGATTTTGTGTGTGTACATCAGTGCCATCTTTTGAACTTCCTTCACATACAGTTTTGATATAGGCATCGTCCTTCATGTAATGCGCCAGCATCCTAAGCTCAAGGCCACTGGCATCAGCACCAACAAGAACATTACCTTCATCCACAGTCCACAGCTCACGACAGTCTTCTCCATATGGGCTTCCCTTGTTGGGAACCTGTGCCATGTTGGGAGAGCTGTGTGTCATCCTACCAGTGACAGCACCATTGGTAATGACACTACCATGCACCCTGCCTGTGTCCTCCATCTCATTGAGCCAGCTATTAACCTGAGCCACACGCTTTTGCAGCATGAGGTATTCAGACAAGAGCTTAGCCTCTGGTAAGTCAATGGAAGCAAGCACTGTCTCATCAACAATGACACTACCCTTGTCTGTCTTCTTGGTGAACTTAACGCCAAGCTTCTCAAGACGCTCAGCAATTTGTTGTCTGCTGCCGGGATTGAAAGGGGTGACAATATCTTTGAGAGGAGCACCTGTTCGTTTGTTCTTCCTCCCTGTCTCAACATATGGAGGGAACACAACTTGCATGTTGTTCTCAATGTCAACCATCTTTCCTTGCAACATAGACAACAAGCCCATAGCTTTCTGCATATCAAGCTTGAAGCCATGCTCGTGTTGTTTCTGAATGATGATGGCTACGTCATGTTCAAGCTTAATGCTTTGCTCAGAAAACTTTTCTTTCTCAAGCATCTTATTAAGCATGTCATATGTAGCAATCAATGCAGCAACGTCATCCTTGCAATATTCATAGAGAAGCTCAAGGTCTGGATTGTCCCAGCGGTAACTAGCAAGTAACCCCGTCTTCTCTACGTAGGCTTGGGCATAGTCAGTTTTCTTTTGCCCTGTCCTCTCTCCCCACGCTGCCAAACTGTGGCCTCCTTCTAAATTTGGATTGTATAGCCTTGATAGTATCAATGTATCTATCGCTTTCTTCGCTGGAATCTTCACTCCCCAACACCTCTTGAGTACTCCAGCGTCGAAGCCTATCAAGTTGTGTCCTATCACTTTGTCTGAGTTTTCGATTAAGGGTATCAGTGTACTTGCTTCTGTGTGACATACAAATCCATTTTCATCATACGTATAACAGCACCAGATGTGGCTATGTGTGCTGTTAGTTTCTGTATCTAGAAAGAGCCTCCGCATTTGGTTTCCTTATTCATATCCAAGTTCCTTAACCACTAGTGTAGCATATCCTGAGATGTCATGCCAACTGTCTGCATAATATGGATTGCCGTTAAGAATACGAGCCATCTTGTTACAAATCATGTCCATGCTTTCTTGCATGGCTGGTGACATGTCATGCCAGTTGCCTCGTGTACGCACAATTTGTTTCAAGTCTTGTGCTGTACGTGCAACGTCTTTGTAATCACCATAGGTGTTCTGACGTTGTGCTAATGTTCCTTCAACTGTTAATGACATTTGATTTTCTCCTCTGTGTTGATATACATATAGTCTTCTACTGGCACAATGCTCATCTCAAGCTCTCCTTGTTTATTATACATCAATTTAACAAACCCTGTACCATACATAATTACATTGAGCATCAATGCTTCAATCATTTCATCTGGAGTCATGTATTCTTCTCCTGCACAATATTGACATCAACACAGATGCCATCAACCTTTAAGCCTTGCTTCTTTCCCTTCTCTATTTGTTGCTCCACCTCTGTACGACAAGCACGTATGTCAGTGGTGTATCTCTCAGATTGAAAGAACTCACATGAAAGACCAAGGCATACGTATAAAACTGGAATGTATATTGTCATGTGTTCTTCTCCTTGAGTTTTGGTACGCAGTAGTGAGAAGGCCGTGTTATTGCGCCACCTTTTTCAGTTATGAATTTTTCGCAAGTTTCTTTGTTTGGCATCACTTCCGCATATTGAGGTTGACAAGTTCTCATGCACAACATTGTGATTAGCACCCATTCAGTCATGTGTTCTTCTCCTTGAGTTTGGCTTCCACCATATCAATCAAATTACTAGGTGTTCGGCAGTTGTCATAAAGCCATTGTGCTTCCTCATCCGTCAGCCCTACCCATGTGCGCTGTGGTGATCTTGTAAAGTTTTCCAATTCACGCACTTCGTTGATGCTTCGAGCTTGTAACTTTTGAATGGACTTACTCATGCCACGAAACAAATTGTCCCGAACAAGTAGTAATTGCTCAGTAATCATGTGTAGTCGTTCTTCGTCTGTCATGGTTGTCCCCTTGCTCGGATGTCGTTAATAACATAGTCGTGAAACACAGTGT